TCAGCAAATTCTGATGCAGATGGATATGGAACATTTGAATATGCAGTACCATCAGGCTACTACGCATTATGCACCAAGAATTTAGAGGAGTACGGTTAATGGCTTATTCAACAATAAAAGATCCTTCAGCACATTTTCAAACTAAAATTTATACTGGTAATAATGCAGATACTCATGCTATTACAAATGATGGCAATAGTGATTTACAACCAGATTTAGTTTGGATAAAAAGACGAGACTATGATAATCAACATGTTTTACACGACACCAGTAGAGGAGTTACTAAATTTTTATCTACAGATAATACAACTAATGCAGAGGGAACAATATCACCTACTACTAAATTTCAGTCTTTTGATACTGATGGGTTTACAACAGGTAGCACTTCAGGAGCTTATAATGCTAGTGGAGAACCTTTTGTAGCATGGCAATGGAAAGTTAATGGTGGTACTACCTCAAGCAATACAGATGGAACACTTAGTTCTACAGTACAAGTAAACTCTGACGCAGGGTTTAGTATACAAACCTTAACTTCAGCTAGTTCAGGTACTTCAAATTGGGGGCATGGTTTAGGACAAAAACCTGATTTTTGGACGGTTAAGATAACTGGTTCAGGTGGTGGTGGTTGGTGGTCTCATCATAAAAGTTTAACTTCAGGAACAAGTTCACAGTATATAGGATTACATTCAACAGCTGCAGCAACTAATCTTAGTGCTTTTGATGCAAACTCATCAACTATTACAGCTTCAGCTGATTTTGTAGCTAATAATAAAGCTATGTATTGCTGGGCCTTCGTAGAAAAACAAGGCTACAGCAAGTTTGGAAAATATACAGGTACTGGAAATAGATCTTCTGCGCGATTTGTTTACACAGGATTTAAACCAGCATTAGTGATAGTTAGATGTTCTAGTACTACTGGTCATTGGCTAATGTTTGATAGTGCAAGAAATCCATATAATGGAGACTTTGATTATTTAAGAGCTAATAATGTAGGCGCAGAAGAAAACTCAGGTTTATCTTTTGTAGATCCAATAGATTTTTTATCAAATGGATTTAGCGTATTAAACTATGATGCATGGATGAATGGTGGTGGTAATACATACATCTACATGGCATTTGCAGAATCGCCATTTGTTGCTGGTGGTATACCAACAACCGCAAGATAATAAAAAAGGGGCATATAGCCCCTTTATTGTTTAACTTTCTTCACTCACAGGTGGTTCAAGTATTTTCTCCAATCTCTGACTAAAACCTTCTCTAGCCAAATTCATGGTATCCTGATTCATCTTTATTTGCGAAAGTTGATTATCAATATTGCTTATACAGTTGATAAAATACTTTGCATCGTCTGAAAGATCGGAAATATTATACTCTACATCATTAATTGTGATAGTAGGGTTTTCTGATTGTACACTCATTTAAATATATCCTGCCAATTTCCTTGTGTACTAGCCTTAGCATACTCAGTAGCACGATTTTCAAAAAAGTTGGTATGCTCAACTGCGTTAACCTGCATATCAATCCAAGGCAAAGGGTTCTCATCACTACTATGAAAGATATTCTTCATACCTAATCCAAGTAATCTTCTATCCGCAATATAACGAATATACTCTTTTACTTCCTCTGCTTTCAAATCTGGAATATCTGCTTTATCAAAACAAATATCAATAAATTTATCTTCAAGTTCAACTACTCTTTCTGCCGCACAGTAGATTTCATACTTTAACTTGTCTGTCCATATCTCTGGATTCTCTGCAATAAATGTTCTAAAAAGTTTAGAAAGACCTTCTACATGGAGAGACTCATCTCTTATCGACCATGTAACAATCTGTCCCATACCTTTCATCATATTATGTCTTGGGTAGTTCAATAATATAGCAAAGCTACTAAATAATTGTACTCCCTCTGTAAATCCACTATAAACTGCCATTGTTTTAGCCATTTCATGTGGAGTATTCATATTAAAGTCTGTTAAGTACTCATGTTTTTCTGACATAGCTTGTATATCAAAAAACTCTTGGTACATATCATCAGACTTTCCTAGTGTTTCCAATAGCAAGGAATATGCTTCTTGGTGTACTGCTTCCATCGCAGCATAACTTACTAGCATCATTCTTACTTCGGGTTGTTTAAATGTGGGTAGATAGTGCTTTGCATATCCACAACACACATCAACATCAGCTTGAGTAAAGAACTTAAATATATTGTCTATAAGTGTTCTTTCACCCTCTGATAGTTTTTCTTTATAATCCCTAATGTCATCTTGGAGAGGCACCTCATCAGGTAACCAATGCATTTGTTGTTGTTTTTTATAAAACTCAAATGCCCAAGGATATACAAAAGGTTTATAGTATTCTCTTTCCTCTAGTAGCATTTTATCCCTCGCACGCTAAACAATCTTCTTGTTCAAAGATTATTTCTCTTTTTACTTTGTTGGAGACATTGTCAGCACGACTAATTGCCTCACTTCGTAAATAATATAATGTTTTTAAATTCTTAGCCCATGCTAACATATGTACATTGTGTAGTTCACCTTTATTCACATCTGGGGGAAAGAACAAGTTTACACTTTGAGACTGACAAATAAATTGTTGTCTTTCTGCAGCGTGTTCTACTACCCAAGATTGATTGATTTCTACAGCAGTTTTAAATACTTCTTTTTCTTCTGGTGTAAGAATTTCAAGATGTTGCACACTTCCTTTGTTTGCAACAATATCTTTCCATACACTGTCTGTATTCATACCTTTTTTATCAAGTAACTGCTCTACATACTTATTCTTTTGTAGAAATGATCCACTCTTTGTTTTCTGAGTAAAAGCATTTGCTCTAAATGGTTCTATACTTGGACTTGTGTTTCCACAAATAATACTAGAACTTGCATTTGGAGCAATCGCTAGTAAATGTGCATTTCGCACTTCACAAGAATCATCATCGGGACAAGCACCTCTCTCAACTGCTAATCTACGAGTCTCTTCTAAAGCTTTTTCTTTTATTGTCTTAAACATTTCATGGTTCTTTCCAGCTGCTCCGATACTCTCAAATGGAATATTGTTTCTCTGCAAGTAGGCATGAAAACCCATTGCGCCAAGACCAATACTTCTTTCTCTAAAGGCACTATACTTGGCTTTTTCCATCTGACTTGGAGCATTGTCAATAAAGTACTCTAATACATTATCTAACATTCGAACTAAGTCTGGTATAAATGCTGGAATCTTAGACCATTCGTCATAGTACTCCAGATTTACACTAGAAAGACAACATACTGCTGTTCTTTCTTCATTTGTTGCAAGAGTAATTTCAGAACAAAGATTACTATGATTTACATAGAGTCCTTTTCTTTTCTGAAAGTCGGGTAAATCAGCGTTTACAGCATCCTCAAACATGAGATAAGGTTCTCCTGTTTCCATGCGATTCTGTAGTAATTTTACCCAAAGTGTTCTTGCGGACACTACTTTTTTGACTTCTTGAGTATGAGGATCAATAAGTTCCCAACTATCGTCAAAGTTTTCTTCGTGTGTCGCACGGTGTATTGTTTCCATAAATTTATCACTTATGACTACACCATGATGTAAGTTTGTACACTTACGGTTGACATCTCCACCTGTTGGTTTACGAATGTCTAAAAATTCTTCGACTTCAGGGTGAGTGATATGCATATATCCTGCATAACTGCCTCTTCTAGTAACTCCTTGTGAAAAAGCAAGCATTTCTGCATCTACTACTTTCATAAAAGGAATCGCTCCTGTACTCTCAGAACCTTTGGAAGTTGATGTTCCTTGTGATCTCACTGCACTCCAAGAACCACCTATACCTCCTCCAAAAGAAGATAAATAAGCGTTTTCGGTGTAATGATCTGTAATACCCTCTCTACTATCTTCTACATAATTGAGAAAACATGAGATAGGCATACCTCGTTCTGTACCTCCATTTGAAAGTACTGGGGTAGAGAACATAAACCATAGATTACTTGCGTAATCATATAATCTTTGGGCATGATCTTCGTCATCTGCAAAAGCTGTTGCTGCTCGAGCAAAAGCCTCTTGTGGCGATTTTTCATTGCCCACTAAGTATCTATCTTCTAGTGTTTTATGACTAAACTCTGTTAAAAGTTTGTCTTTACTATAATCTATTTTCATCTAAGTGCCTTTTTAAAGTTGTGTTAATAACCTCTGTGTTTTCTTTTCCTATTGCTGTCTCTGAGTAAGTAACTAAATCCATAAGTTCAACATTTGTCAGAAGTTGTTCTGCATTTTCATTGAGATTTTGAATATATTTATACTTTCCATCTATCGGACAAGCGCCATAGATATCGAAAACGTCTCCATATTGTTCCATTAGCTGAACTGCGCGCTTTGGACCAATTCCAGGTATTCCTGGAACATTGTCCCCTTTATCGCCAGTCAGACATTTGAATGTAATATAATCGGGAATATCAAAATCATAATGTTCATCCCAATTATGTACTGTTGTTTCTTTTCTAGTAACTGTACTAAAACGAGAAACTCTGTCATTGATAAGTAAGTCCCAATCTTTATCAGATGAAATCATCCAACATTCTTCTAGTCCATACTCATCAAGATTCATACTAATGTATGCTGCAATATCATCAGCTTCAACTCCTTTGAATTGAAAGACTGGATATTTTTCTTTAAGTAATGTTAGAGTATTACTAAACTCTGCCATAAACATTGCAAACTCTTTTTCTTCTTGAGGAGTTTGTTCTGCATACTTTTCTTTTCGATTTGCCTTGTATGTTGGTAATATTTGTTTTCTATACCAACTTCCGCCATCTGCCGTTATTACTATTGTACCTGCATTATATGATTTTGCTAGACTTTCTACTGTTCTAACATAATCATACTTGAAGTCTGTTACACCTTGATGTTTCCATCTAAATGCAATATTCAGTCCATCAACTATCAGCAAGTTGCCAGTCGGGGCTGGGTTCCCAAGGTCTGAGAATGTGATTGCCATTTGTAAACTGTATCTCCTCTTTTTCTAGCCAGTGTTCTGCAATAAGTATATATGCACCTAGCCAGGCAATGTGCATATACTGCAATGTATTTTTTGGTTCTCTTACTGTTGCTGCAAAGAACTTACCATGATTCTCACGAAAAATGAGTAAGGGTTCTTGTTCCATTTGTTGTGCTTGTTTGCATAGTTTACTCCACCACTTAAAAAGATTATTACTTTTCTGTGTGTAAATTTTACTATTAAAACCACACTCTTTGTAGAACTTAACTTCTACAGTAAAAAGATTGTGTTTGTCTTGAACCATGAGATCACCTTTTATTTTCCCACTACCAGATCCAGGTGTCTGTGTCCATGTTTCATCAGTAAGTCTATCCATCATAGATATAACTTGCTGCTCTCCTCGATTGCCTTTCTGTCTAGGATTAACCATCGAGACGACTAATTTTCTGTTCTTTGATTATGTCTATTTTGGACAATAGTGGGTGTGTCCAACCATGTGATACTATATAAGTATTCAAATTTTCCTCTCTCAGTAGAATTTCTACTAATCTTTCTTTTCCGCCCTCGTCGAGTACATTTGTAACTTCGTCAAGAAACAATACATTGATTCTAGACTTAGAAATACTACTCATTAATTTACGAATTGCTAAAAGAGTAGATGTGTTAACTCGTGCCAACTCTCCAGCACTCAAAGCTAAGATATCTACTGTTTTACCATTGTCATCTATCTCTACATTTAATTTGTCATTTAAGACTACAAACTGTAGACTAAATCTGCCATCTGATAACTCTGCGAGGTATTCATTTGTTAATTCTTCGAGATCTTTTACTAAGTTCTCAATCTTATAAGCAAGTAGTCCATTAGTACTAAATGCTTTCTTTAAAATTTCAACATGACCAAGTTTATCTTCTACTTCTGTAATATCAGCAGTTAAACTGGCAAGTTGTTCTTCAAAATCTGTTTGTTGTTCTTCTATAATTGCAAGTCTTGTATTATGTCTTTCTATTCTTTCGTTTTCTGCAATTACTTCTTCGACTCTACTTCTTCTATCTCTAATACGAGTTTTTAATTTTGTTATCTTTTTGGTTAACTCTGTATCATTTGGAACTTCAGTAGGGAGAGTATGATCTACTTGTCTATATATCTCTTCCCAACTACTTATCTTTTGTTGCATTTCTTTAAATAAAAGATTTGCTTTATTTATTTCAGCAAGATTATCATTTACTAACTCTAGCTGAGCCATGTATTCTTCTCTTGTTTCTTCGTGTCTTTTTAACTCTTGCTCTATAAATGCTAAATCTATATCCTGTCCACAAGTTGGGCAACCTGCATCATCTACGTCTAGTAAGTCTGTATACTTCTTTATCATACGCACTTCTTGACTACCTTGTGATTTTATTTCTCCAATCTGCTGCAATAGATGTTCTGTATCCTGCCATTCATTTTCAGAAACATACTCTTTCGCAAGTCCTAAATCTATGGACTCTAACTGGCTTTTGTATAAATTATTTTGATTAATTTTTTTCGTAATTTCAGAGATATTTTCAAATTCTATTTGTAAAGAACGCAAAGTTTCTTCATCTTCTTCCGAGTAAAATGGTAATTCTAATTTTGAAAGTAGTGATGTATCTTCCAAATAATTATCTGATAACCACTTATCGATTGTGTCAATTTTCCCTTGTATGCGAGAAACGTCTCCAGCTAAATTTCGTGATAATTCTTTAAAAACTTCAAAGAATTTTACATAGTTATCTAACTGTAGTAGATCGATTAAAAATTTCTTACGATTTGTGTCTGTAGCTGTCAAAAACTGCAAACTCGCATTAGTATTCTGATATACTATCTGCGAAAATGTTTTGAAGTCAATTCCAATAATTGCTTCTAGTGTTTTATATGTTGCAGTTGCTGTATGGCTTGATATATCTTCTTCGTTCTTGTATAATTTTACTTTTATATTTGTGCGTCTAACAACATCAATTAAGTACTCGTCATCATTCACAGAAAAAGACAAAGCTATATCATAGCCATTATTGACTTCACGATTTGGTATATCTGCTTTTTTAATTCCTTTGGAATTTTTGTTGAATAATACTTCTTCAAGTATTAACGGGATTGAACTTTTTCCTGTTCCATTTGTTCCGACTAGCTGAGTAACTATACTTTCGTTTAAGTTAAGTATATTATCCGAACCATAACTAAAACAATTACTCCACTCCAGCTTCTTTAGCGTAATCACTAAACACTCCTAATATATTTTTTGTTTTACTTTCATCTAACTCTAATATATAACTTAGGTACTCACCTAATTCTTCTTCGATTGTCATGTCTTGACCTAATATTAGAGTTGCCTCTGTTTTTCTTTTTATAACTTTTTTATCAAGTAATTCACTATTTTTGATATTACTTAGATCAGATACATCTCCTTCAATTTCATATATTGTATGATCCCAGTCTGTTTGAATCATTTCACTAGGATCTGTAACTGTTTTACGAATAAGTTGTGGCAAGTTAAATTTATGCCATGTCCACTGCCATTGATCTTTATTATCTATCAATAGATATCCAGTTTCCACACTCTTTCTATGAAAACTTGTAGTCATAGGACTGCCAGGATATACTATATTTCTTTGTGTATTACTATGTGCATGTAAATCACCTGAGAATACTACTTTAAATTTATCAAAGCGATCCAATTCTACTTCAGGTTGTACATGAGGTGGTATTTCACCACGAACATGAGTAAATAATACATCTGCATTAATATCTTCTATACTATTCTTTTTATGCAAATCTGTATAAGGTAAGATTGCATAATCATGTGGAATCATTTCTCCATATGTTGTTTCATCAATCACTTTTACCAGAGGATTGAGCTCTGTTGTAACTTTTTTTAAATTTGTAAAGAAAGTTTTGTGTTTTCTTGTTGCTTCGTGGTTACCATCATAAATAATAGTTCTAACACTAACGCCCTTTACAAAGTCAAAGTAAAGTGTAAGTTCATCCATGCTGGGGACTCTATCAAATAAGTCCCCACCAATGATGTGCAAGTCAACATCTTTTTCAAGATCATAAATTTGTTCAAAGAACATCTTGTAGCGTGAGCATGCCCATGCTACAGGTACATTCTTTTGTCCAAGTTTAATATGCCAATCTGCAGTAAATAAGATCATTTTGGAAGCCCTTGTTGTATAAATTTAGCGATAGTATTAATATCGTTTTCAGACAACATAGCCGCCTGACCCCACATTAAGGCAGACTGTGAACCAATCATACCTCCATTCTTATATGTGGTTAATTTAGTACTAATATCTGTTTCGGACTGTCCTGCCAAGGTCGGACCAATGCCGCCCTCACCTTCTTGTCCATGACACGCTGCACAGCCTGCCCATAAACCTCTAATGCTACTAAATTCATCGGCTTGTGCCAATAATTGTTTATTTCTTTCTATATCTGAAGGAGTACCATATGTTTTTACATATTCGTCATAACACTCGCCATAGCAAGCACTGTTTCGTGACCCACCTTTATATTCAAGGTTGTCATAAGCAACAGCCATAGTTCCGCCTAAAAATGCTAGAAAGATAAGAAATTCTTTTTTCATCCTACGAACTCATCTCCGAGTGTCCAAGAACACCCTGTAAGACCACCAGCCTGTAAGGCTTGTAGTGTTCGTAAAACTTCGATTGCGCTTCTTCCTGTATCTAACGCATTTACTGATACATGTTGAATTGTTCCTTCAGGATCTACAATGAAAGTTGCTCTGTAACATACTCCCTCTTCCTCGTCAACTATTCCTAGTTCTCTGGAAAGAGTAAGACCGCAGTCTGCCGCAAGAATATGATCTATATCCCTGATTAAAGAATTGTCTTTCTTCCATGCTAGTTTACAAAATTCGTTGTCTCCACTAACTCCGATAACATCGCAATGAGTTGATAATTCATCCATTGCTGCAATCTCTGTTGGGCAAATGAAAGTAAAGTCTTTTGGGTAGAAATATATTACAGTCCATTCTGCTAGTAATACATCTACATCAATGAAATCATTTTCATCATTTACACCTTTCAGATTCAAGTCTGGAAATTTGTCGCCTACTGTTAACATAATGTTCTCCTAAGTTATATCAAACTCATCAGAGACATTTTCGTCTGGTGTAGAGTTATCTGCACCTTCTCGTAATCTGTCAAGTAGTTCTTTTTGAGCATCCGCTGTTGGTCGAGTAAGTACTTCGTCCATTGACTTAAGTTCTGCGATGAGTTCCATCTCAGCATCGTCTAAAGCTCTAGGTTTGCATTTAAGAGCCTGTAGTTGATATTCAACATTG